TTAATAAATTGTATTGCTTTAAGACCACTATCACAAGAAGTTAATTTTTTATTTAATTTACTTATACTGTTAATATCTAATAAATTAGTTAAATTTTCAATCGCAGTAATTGTATTATAAAGTTCTGAATTTTTATATTGATCTTTTAATTTAAAAATAATAGATTTTAATTTGTTCAATAAGTTAATTTTAGATTCTTCATTTTCATTTTCTTCTGTAAGTGACGAAATAATCTCATTTAATAATTTTTCATTTAACTTCTCATTTAAACCAATTATCTTTTTTAACTCATCAAATAATTGCTTTGCAACATTTTCAGTAAATGGTACTAATGTTTTAAATTTTTCAAAGTCATTATCTTTTACTGCTTGTCTGGCTTTTGTTGCTCTAATCTCTGACTCTGGGGATCCTTCAAAATCTAAAATTTCAACATCTACAGTATTAAATTTATAATAATCACTTGCAGATAATTTATCATTTTTAGGACCATTATAAGCCGGAATACTTGTTTTAAGCCCTATTCTATCTGGCCCACTAAAATAAACTACATCTGTGTAACCATCTAAATATAATTCATGAAGAACTTGGAATGGAGTATTAGCTTCTGATTTTTTAACTTCTGCTAAATCTCCAAATGCTGCTTTTAAATATTTAAATTTATCTTCATATGAAAGTGGGTGTTTATCGCCGCCAACTTTATGACTAGCAAATACTATTGGTGTTGCACCAATCGATTTAGCTTTATCAGAAATAGCTTGAATCATTTTTCTATGAGCTTTTGTTGGTGGGTTAAATTTACCAAAAATTGCTACAGCAGCTTTTCTATCTTCAACATCTTCAAGTAATTTAAAAGCATCTAAAGCTTCTAAAGATTCATTGTGATCAAACCCTGATATAAAATCATCATCTCTATTATAAGAAGAGAAAGTAGATCTATCAACTAATTTAACTATATTTCCATCTGAGTCACTCATAGCAATCCCCTCTGGGTCAGCTTGTATATACCCTTTTGATTTAGATTGATAATAAGTATCATAAGGCGTTTTATTTTTCTTAAATCCCTGCCACATTAGCATTTTTATAGTAGCAGCAGTATTTAAACAATTGACCAAATTTGTTAATGTTTGTTTATTATTTTCAACTAAATCATTTAATCTTACTATAGAATCATTTTTATTTAATAAAGCTTTTTCCCTACCTTTATCTGTTTTTAAAGTTAAAAGCTTTTTATTATATTCTTTTTCTAATTTATCATTAATATATTCTTTTAAATCAGCAATAAAAGTATTTACGTTTATTGTAGTAGCTTTCTTATCGGCTAAATTAGAATTTTCAAAAGTATTCCAATAACCCATAAATTCTTTATTATTTATAAGTTCATTATAAGCTGGATCACTTTTGAGACTATCAGCTTCTTTATTAAATTTAATTTGTAAATTATCAATTTCATCTAAATTAAATTCCTGTTTATTTGTTATACTAAGTGCCGGTGATAAAATATAAAACTTAGAAGGAACATTAAGATCTTCAGCTTTTACATTAAAACTTTGAGATTTATTTTCAACATCACCAGTATAAATAGTGTGAAATGCAATACCAAACTCTGCATTTTTTACATCTTCATATCCAGGATTATTTTCACTAAAAGCATAAATAATTTTATTAGGTTGGAATGTAATATAATCTGTGCCATTTATTTCTCTTTCCTTTTTAGTACTAGAAATAAATAAACAATCACCCTGCCACGCTTCACCAGACGGTATATATCTAGATAACTCTAAACAATATTCTAGCATTTTTGACATTCCAGGTCTATCATTATATTTAGATTCTATATCTTCTAATGTAGAAATAACTTTAGGATTATTTGTCATAAAAGACTTTAAACAAATAGAATTATCAGGTAAGCCTTTAAATTTATGCCAACATACAACTGCAGGAGCCCCATCAATTTTAGTTGTAGTATTTAACCCAGAATCTTTATCTTGTAGTTTTAATTTAAATCTTTCTATTTTATCATCAATTTCATCTAGACCTTCTTCGCCAAAAAGCACAAGATCTTCAAAGTGCTGCTGGTGTGTATTTAATCTAGTTTCTTCTAATTTTCTTATAATCATACAAAACCCACCTTAATATAATAATATACATTATATATTAATTTAGCCATTAAAAAAGAGGATAAGCCTCTTTTTATTTATTCATCTTCTTCAATATCTTCTGTTTCGTCAAATTCAATTTCACTTACACCAACCCACTGATGAGAACCGCTGCATTCAAGATTGTAATTTTCAATAGCAGCCATTTTTTCTGCTTTTTCTTTACTAGCATAAACTTTATTAGGGGAATAATAGCAACCGGAAATAATGTAAACTTTTTTCATATTTGTTGTACCTCTCTTTTTACTTTATAAATTTTCTTCTAATTCGTTAATTTTATTTTCATATTTAGCAATTTCTTTTTCTAAATAATTAGCATTTAATTTATTTAATTTATTTTTGTATTTATTAATTTCTTTTTTAATATAATTATTATAATCTTCTTCTGTAATTTCACGCCATGTACCACAGCAATGAGCATCATATGGTTCTTCATATTTAAAATATTTAGGATATGTATCATTTTTTAAATAATATAACCCATTATAGCGACCAACTACACGAATTTTATGAGGTTCATTAATCCAAATATCGCCAAAATTTAAGATGTCTTCACGGGAATTTACTTTAATAATTTTCTTCATTTGTTGTACCTCTCTTTTTATTTACATTATTATTATATTAAAAGATAATCAATTAGTAAACTAAAAATAAAAAAAAGAAGCATAAGCTTCTTTTAATTTCTATTCATTTTCTTTAAATCTCTAGTTCTCTTTGCTTTAGCGGCTACAAGTTTATTAAAAGCTTTTTCATATGTATTATAAAAATAATCATAATTAGAAGTTAAAATATCGCGACCTCTCAATAATTTAGCCTTTAATTCCCATTCTTCTTTAGTAATTTTTCGCCCCTCAGCTTTTACTTTTTTATCAATCTCATCTACTTGATCTGAAATTCTATTATATTCTTCACGATATTCTTTACCATAATCAGCGCGTCTTGATTGTAAATCATCATAGATAGCTTGTAACTCTTCTATTGATAAATTATCATTTAAACTTTTATTAATTTTTATAACTTCGTCATGTGACAAAGATTCTTTTAATTTTACTACTTTTGTTTTTAAAATTTTCATATTAATCACCTTTATAAATATTTTAGCATTTAAAACATGCCATCTTTTTCTAAAACATTATACCATTTTCTACAATTAAATTCTTTCTTGCGAATTTTCTGATATGCTGATGTAGGCGTATAGAAACCAACTACTCTTGTATAAGTATCAGCTATTGGCTTACCACAAATTGGACAAGTACTAGTACCTATAAATGCATGTTTATCTTCATCTACGCTAATCTTAGTATTGAATGCAAAATAGATAACTCCTTGACTTGCCACATAATTTAGCATTTCCCAAGCAGATTCAAATGTTGGAAACCGGTTTTCAATATTAATATGGGCAATACAACCACCACCACATTTCTTATCAAATAAATTCCCTAATCTACATTTTTCTTAATTGTGCATTTTTCCATTAAAGGAATCCATTGATTAGAATAAATAAAGTATTTATTCGAATCATAAATTAAATTATCAGCATTACAAATTAATCCAGCACAATTTTCAGCAGGGATTTCTTCATGGTTAAATTTAAAAATATCTTCTTTTGCAATATTATATCTTTCAAAGAAAGTATCTTTAATCTCATTTAAATTATCTAAAATTCTTGTAGCAAAATTAACTGCTTCATCTGAATAGCTCTTATAACCGAATTCATCTTCATGAATAAGACCAAATTTATCCATTACCTCATAAATACCAATTCCACCAATTGTGCAGAACTGTTTATCTAATTCAAGAGCTCCTTCTTGATAATTTGGTAATAATCCCTTTTCAATATTTCTCTTTAAAATATATCTCATTGAATAAAGAGATTTACAGCATAAATCAACTCTATCTCTTAAAATCTTTATATATTTATCTTCGATTTTTGGTAAGGTTTTTTCATTTAATTCTTTACCATCTAATACTTCATATGCAATTCTAACAAAGTTGATTGTATTGACTCTACAAGAACCAACAGATAAAGCTGTACCACCAATACTATTAATAAATACATCTAATTGTTTAGTATCTGATAACAATCTGCAACAATTCGAGAGAACTCCGATATTATCACTTACAAAGAAATTGCTATCGCTCCATTTCATATTATGTTCACAAGCCCATCTAGCAAATTCTTCATCTTGGAATTTACCATCCTTATAATATAACGAATAAGTTAATACTGGAAATGTAAACATATTTTCAGATCGAATATCACTTACAACTTCCATAAACACCTTTTGGCATTTAATTAATTCTTCAATTTGGTCAATTGCAAATGTACCATCAGGGAATTCTGTGCCACCAAATAATGATTCCAAATAAGGTCTATCAAAAATAGAAACATTTGTGAATGCAGCCTGATCTATTCTCATAAATGGCTGATTTAATCTATATATAAATTTTTGGAAATTTTGTTTTAAATATGTATCTGGGTCTTTTAAGAAATAGTTATTTTCTACATCGTGCTTCCAAAAATAATATGCCCAAACTATAACATCAGGTAAACCAACTGCCCCAGACTGTCTATTACTTAAAAAAGAAGTTAATTCAATAACATCATCAAAATAAGTAGTTAAATGTTTAGGAGGCTGGTTGTTATAATTATTTAAAAAGAATAAACCTTCTCTAGCCAATCTTTCTAAAGAATTAGCCCAACAATATGGGTATAATGAAGCTGAAGAAGAATCATTCATATAGAATCCTTTACTATATTCCTGTTCTAACCAAGCTTTAGCTGTTTTTAAACCCCACTTCTTTTTTATCTCTTTAAAAATCTTACTTAATCCAAATAATTTATTAGAAGGCTTTTCTTTTTCAGTCAAAAAACTTCTAATGTCTCTATGGTGTGCATTGGCGTTTGGATCAATTGTGGAATCTGCCAATGTTTTTTCTTGAGTAAATTTAGTTAAAAATTCAGAATAATCTAATTGACTCGGGTGTACACCATTAATATATTCAAATTCTTCACCATATTTTTCTCTTAGATTATCTAATGTACGTTCAAAATCTTTATCTAAAGTTAAACTAATATTCATAAATTAAATCTCCTTAACAGCTTGTTCAAAAGTTAATACTCTTCCATCTTCCATAATTAAAAATGGTACAGTTAAAAGATTTAATTCATTAGCTTTCAATAACACATATTCAGGATTATCAATTAATGTAAATTCTACTCCCTTACTTTCTAATTTCTTTTTTAATACGTTGCACTTCGGGCAACCAGTTGAATACAATTCTACCATAACTCTCTCCTAACTATTCTCGGCCATATATACTAATGAGGCAACTGCATCTCCATAAGCATAAATTCTACTTTTACTATCTAAAGTTAGATTGGTCTTCTTCATATAAAAACCAACTATACCCTTTTTATAGTGCCAAGCTGTTAACTTATCACCATCGTCTCGGATATAGCCAATTATAAGATTTCTTTTATCTCTTACGTAATTTATCTTTGACATATTTACCTATCTAATCTATCATATAATCTATAAGTATTTAAAGTAGGACCATAATAAAATTCATTTAATGTTTCTTGATCTAATCTAATTTCAATATTTGCATTTGGTTTTTCTAAAGAATATTTAGAAGCCTTTTCAACTGCTGAATTATAATTACTAGAAGAACCACAAACCTGATTATTAACGTAAATTAAATACATATTTTACCCCTCACGATTTAAATCATTATCTACAATATCATCAAACCATCTGGCACCTACAGCCAGTCTATCAATAAACATTTTTGAATTTAAATTATTTAAATCTGACAACTTAAATGAAACTATATTTAATCTTTTTGGATATGCATTTTTACCTGTAAGATAATATACATTATTCATGACCGAACCCTTAGTAACATATGCTGTTGGCTCATCTTTAAATTCTGCATATTGTTCCACCCATTTTGCTGCATCTTCAAGAGAATCCAAATTAAGACCCTCCCAAGTTAAAGCACTATCTTTATACAATTCATCTAAAGTTTCTTTTGATTTAACTTCTATAATTTTCATAGTCATTCAACCCTTTCATATCCTATCTTAGTTAAATAATTTTCAGCGCATTTAAGATTCTTATAAACCTTATTTGAATACATGCTGCCAAAATCAACGTAGTATTCTAATTCACCAGTTGGTGTAAATTCATCAATAGTAGCATAATCATCAGCTAAATCTTCAAAATGTTTTACCCATACTTGCATGATAGTTTTGCAGCTTTTTCTAGTTGTCATAATTTGTACCACCCTTTTTTACATTATTATTATATAATAATAAAAATAAAAAATAAACTAAAAAAAGAATCTTTATTCAGATTCTTTCTTCTTTTTACTTGTTCTTTTCTTAACAGGTTTTTCAACTACGTCGGGTTTTAATACTGGATCAGTTGGTACTGGAATTGGTTCTTCAATTTTTGGTTGGGCCTTTTCTTTAACTTCTGCTTTTTCTAATTTTTCTTTAACTACTTCGACAAACTTAAAATTCCAAACATTGTCACCAGTTAATTTCTTTAATCTTGATTCATCAATTTCAAATTCTTCACCTGGTTGTGCAATTCTGTGAATATCAGAAATAGCAATATTCCGCTTTTTACTAATATCAGTAGCTCTAACTTTTACCTTCATCATTTTCTCCCTTAATTTTAATTTTTGCTAACATGTCGTTGATCTTTCTACCTAATTTACCAGCCGCTCTTCTTTGAGCTCTATTCATTTTAATTGCTGGTAATTTAGTATATTGTTTTTCTACCTTTGTTTCACCAGAGGCAACACTGTTCATAAACTTAACTGCATTCCATTGCTCTTTTACAGAATCATCTTTTTCTAAATCTTCAGCTATTTTATTCTGTAAATCTTTAATGTATTTAATATATGCTTCAATTACTTCTGCTTGTTCTTCTTTTGAAGCATTTAAATATTCATCAGTAATTTCTAAACCATAATCTGATGGGAATATACCTTCAAGAGCATCAATGGCTTGGCACATAACGGCTGCTGCAGGACCAGTTAATTTATTAGCTGTATTAACACCAGCTTCATTTTGGAACACAACAACAATTTCAGAATATCTTGGTAATAGATAATTTTTATTTGTAATATAATCGTGTTCAG